GATGGCGCGTGGGATTCGAACGAAATGATGCGCGGCGAGGGCGACGCCGAGAGCGAACCGCTTGAGCCCGATGACGACGATGAGATTGATGGCGATCAGCCACTCGGCGACGAGGAAGGCGATGAGCCGGAACTTGAAGCCGATGAAGATGGCGACGACGAACTCGAAGGCGAAGAGGGTGAGGAAGAAGCCGAGCCCGAGGAAGAGCTTGAACCGATCGAGCCCATGCCGCAGTGGCCGGCAGAGTTTCAAGCGCAGTTCGCGCAACTGCCGCCGCAGGCCCAGCACTTCGTGATGGACACGGCCCGCTCGATGCAGGCCGATTACACGCGCAAGACCACGGCCATCGCGCAAGAGCGTCAGTTCTATTCCGGTCTCACCGAAGCCATCCGCCCGCGCGCCGAGGCGTGGGCGTTGAACGGCATGAACCCCATTCAAGCGATCAACCAGGTGTTGGCGCTTTCAGATTATGCCGGGCGCGACCCTGTCGGGTTCGCTCAGCATTTGTGCAAACTTCGCGGCATCGACCTCCAAGCCGAGTTGGCCAAGCAAGCGCCAAACCCGGAGGAATACGTCGATCCGCAAGTCGCAGCCCTTCGTCAACCGCTCTCGCAAGTTCAAGCCCGCTTGAACCAATTCGAGCAGCAGATGGCGCAACGGGAGCAGATGCAGCAGAGGCAAGCCTACCAACAGACGTTCCACGCAACCTCTGCCGCTATCGACAACTTCGCGAGCCAAACCGGCCAAGATGGAAAGCCGTTATATCCGTTCTTTGACACCGTCATCGACGACATAACCGCCCAAATCAACGCCGGCGTCAGATCCATACCGGAAGCATACAACAAAGCCGTCTGGGCCAATCCCACGACACGCGCAAAGATGCTTGCCCGTTCTCGCTCGTCCGAGAATGCGAAAGCCCTGCAGCGTGCGCAGGAAGCCCGTCGCTCGGCATCGTCAATTTCCGGTCATCATGGCGGTAACGGCTCGGTCCCAACCGGGGACATGAGCGTCGGTCAACTGCTTCGCGCAGCGTACCGAGGCGATATCGGTCCCTAAACCGAAACCTCATCTCTAGGACTTTTCAAACATGGCATCTCCGAACTTGTCGGAGGTCGTGACAACGACCTTGCGGCACCGCTCGAAGAAGCTCAAGGACAACATGAGCAAGAACATCGCTCTGCTCATGCGGCTCCAAGAGAAGGACAACATCCAGGAAGTGTCCGGCGGACGGACAATTGTTGAGGAACTTGATTATCAAGAAAACTCAACTTTCATGTATTACGATGGCGACGAACAGTTAAATGTCGGCGCCAGCGACGTCTTGACGGCAGCTGAGTTCGATTGGAAGCAGGCTGCCGTTGCTGTCCGTATTAATGGCAAAGAACTTGCCATGAACAATGGCCCCGAGCAGGTCATCGACTTGCTTGAGGCTCGCATCAAGAACGCCGAGAAGACGATGCTGAACAACATCAGCACCGGCTGCTACTCGGACGGCACCGGCACGTCGTCGAAGCAAATCGGCGGCTTGCAGTTGTTGATTTCCGATACCGGTCTCGGGACCGTTGGCGGAATTTCAAGCAATACCTACGCTTTCTGGCGCAACACGATCTACGACTTCTCGACGTCGGGTGTAGCCTCGGGGCCTGCGACAATTCAGGACGCCATGAATACGGTGTATCTGAGCATCTGCCGCAACCGCGATCGGCCGGACCTCATCGTCGCCGACAACACGTACTTCGGCTACTACTGGAAATCGCTCCAGGCCATCCAGCGCATCACGGACGAGCGCATTGGTCAGGCCGGTTTCCGCTCGCTGAAGTTCATGGACTCCGACGTCGTGTTTGACGGCGGGTTCAGCGGAACGGCGCCGTCGTCGCATATGTATTTCATTTCGGAATCAGTGACGGTTCACTGAAACTGATGGTGCCATCACGTAGTAAGAGGAGGCCATGATCGTTTCTTGAGGACTGTGATTTTCTGAAACAGTTTCTCTCGATATGCGATGATCTTTTTATGGTCATCTCGCATGGCGACCGGACCAACTTGTTTATACGGGTTCGTGTCGATGTGGTCTTGAAGGGCTAATGCAACATCAACCTCATCGAGTTTGATGATGAGGTGTTTTTGTATCCGCCGAAGAAACGCAGCGCCAAGTTGGCTGGAGACGTTCCAGGTGAATTGGATGCGGTTCTTTTTGCTTCGCAGGTCGTGTCGGTTCATGTTTACCGAACCGCCGTACTTAGCCTGAAGCGCTTCAATGACAGGACGGTGCGTAACGCCAAGGCTCATATAGAGCTGATAGCGGACGTGTCGCGAGTTCGGTTTTTTCCAACGCGCGATGCGAATGCACCCTTCACCATCGAATAAGCCAGCGGCATAGCGATCATCCATTTAAGCGGTCTCCTCCCAGGACATGATGGGATGGTGGTGAAGTCGGGGAACATCCGATGCCCGGCCCGAAAGGGTGCGGAAGGACAATCCCGAGCCAAGCAGGACGCGACGGCGTCCGGGCGTGTGTAACGAGCATGGACCACCCGCGGAAGCGGTGATGTGCTCTGGACTGCATGGGAACATGCAGAGGTCGGCAGAAATGATCGACCCGGTGAATGTAATCATCAGCAAAAGATTACATGCACAGGTAACAGCCTGCAACAGCGACTACGTGAAATTCCGCCCGCATCGCCAGCGCAACATGGTGCCGTTGAATCCAGATCGATTCGCGGTGAATCAGGACGCGATGGTAAAGCTCATCGGTTGGATGGGGAATATGACCATCTCCAACCGCTCGCTCAACGCCGTCATGGTCGAATAGGAGGACACACACATGGCTTTCTTTCGCACTGACGGCTTCATCGGCGGCCAAGCAATCGCCGATACGGACACGACGCAGAACCATCCGCTTGGCACGATTTGCCGGGCGAGGGACACGGCAGGCACCTATGGGGAAGGCGAGTTCATCTACCTCAAGGGTGTCGCAAGCACGGCGGTTGGCGATTGGGTAGGCTATTCGCCGGCTCTCGGCACCAGCGTGCGCGCTGTCGCGAACGGGAACTATCCGCTCGCGGTGGCAATGTCGGCTTGCAATACCACCACAAAATATGGGTGGTATCAGATCAGCGGCGTGGCTCAGGCCAACGGGCTGACCTCGATCACGCACTCGTCCGGCTTTCTGTGGCTGACGTCCACGGCAGGCTCGGTCGACGACGCATCGGTGATCGGCGACGCCATCATCAATGCTCGCAAGACGACGACGGTTCACGTGGTGGGGACGTTCCTCGACACGTACAACATCAGCCGTCCGTTCACGACCAATCGCGTGTTCTTGTCCAACTGATGGATGTTTCAACAGAAAATTGGGGTGGCGGAGACGCCGCCCCTTTCAACTTCGTTCTCGTGCCGACGCATACGAGCGAGCAGCTGCTCGAGAACGTGCGCTCATCCGTTAGTCGTGGGCTTCCCGAGGTTCGTGAGTCGCAGCGCCATGACGCTGTTCTCTCGATCGCAGGCGGCGGACCATCTCTTGAAGATACGTGGCAGGAATTGGAGGGGTGCATCGCGGCGGCCAACGGCTCGCTTTCCTATCTCCTTTCCAAAGGCGTGACACCACACCTTTGCGGGGTGTGTCACCCGACCATTGACGTGCTCGACTCGATCACGCCACACCAGGACGTAACGTATTTTGTCGCCTCGCATTGCCACCCGGCCGTGTTTGACAGGCTGAAGGACTGCAAGGTTTTCATCTGGCACAATCACCCCGTTGAGGGCTTGGACGAGCTTCTCACGGAGCTTTACCCGCAAGGTTGGCTGCAAATCCCTGGCGGGTGCAGCATGGGCCTGCGTTGGATCAATCTTGGCTACCTGAACGGCTTCCGCAAATTTCACCTGCACGGGCTGGATTCGTCGTTCAGGGACAAGTCCACGCACGCATATCCCGACCGGCAGGACCATAAGGAATGGATCACGTTTGACGGCTACAAGACGCGGCTAAACTTCCTCGGCCAAGTGAGCGACTTCATCACGTTGATGGGAGAAATTCGTAAACCTGACATCGATCCAACCGAGATCAAGATGTTCGGCGATGGTCTGTTGCAGAAGCGCTATCGAACGTGGCTCGCCGCGCAGTGAACGTCGTCGCTGTTCAGGTCGGCAATTACTGCGGCATGGGCAAGGAATACGCGGCGGCGTTCTTCAGCGGGATGCGACGCAATCTGACCGGTTCGCATAGTTATCTCTGCATCACGGACGACCCGTCGACTTTGCCGGAAGGAGTCGAAGCAATCGCGCCGGAGCCTGGGCTGTGTGGGTGGTGGAACAAGATGGCGATGTTCAAGCCGGGGAAGCTCCCGGAAGGACAAGCCTTCTACGCCGACCTAGACACTGTGGCGCTCGGGTCCATGGATGACTTCATGACCTATCGCGGCGCTATCATTGGAATGCGCGACCCGTTCAACAAGAACCGTTTTGGGTCGGCGATCATGGCTTGGGATGTTCGCGCTTGTGAATACATCTGGGACGCTTTCGATCGCGCAGGGCGGCTGCAATTCGATCCAGAAGGCGACCAGGCGTTTATCGAGAGTGTCATCCCGCGATTTCCAGACCGTTGGCAGGACATCCTTCCTGGTCAGATCGTGAGCTTCAAAGCCGACTGTCGGCCTTTGGGTGGCATCGCCCCCGGCGCCCGCATCATTTGCTTTCACGGAAAGCCGCGCCCGCACGAAGCGGTGGACCCGTTCTATCTGCCATTCAAGCCCGCTGAATTGAGGGACGCGCCATGATCCACGGAACTTGCCAGACCTGCAAAGCCTTCGGTGACGAGCGCGTCACGCGTCACAACAAGGGCGACAAGAAGAAGGCTGGTATCCTATACGGATCGTGCCGCGTGAAGGCGCCGATGATCGGCAGCGAATGGATCAACAACGGATACTTCGGCGACGCGGTTGTGGGGCAGTGGCCGTTCGTGACCTACGACGACTGGTGCTTGTTGTGGGTTGAGGGAGGTGATCGCACCGCACAGAGTGTTGAAGTCCACAAGATAACGTTCGAATAGGAGAATACACATGGCTACAGACGTCCCATTCGGGAAGAAAATCCGCTTCCACTACAAATTCCTCGACGCGCAAAAAGCACCCGCCAAGGTCGACGGCACACCGAACGTTGCGACCACGTTTGGAACAGTTGTCGAAACCGTTGTGGAGGGTGACGGATGGAGTACGCTTGTCGATCCGGCCGGCGTCGGCACGGGCTCAGTTACCGGCGATGCAGACGTCGACCTCGGCGCCGGCGTGAAGACGCTGGGCTTCATCTTGGGCGACTTCACCGCGCTCGAATCCCCCGAAGCGACGAGTGTCGAAGTCGGCCAGCCGACCATCGAATAGGCGCGTAAGTCCTCTCCGCGTCTTAACCTGAGCCGGGCGGTGATGCTGCCCGGCTTTCTTTTTCCCCAAAGGACAACCCCACAATGAGCATGCCAGATTTCGCCATGCCGCTGAACTCTGGCGGCGGTATTCCATCACGCATCAACACCGGCATCATTCCGCGCTTCCGCGTGCAGAGCGAGCGCGTGCCGGATCAATTCAATCCCGAGACCGGCCTACCGCTCTACAAGCAAACCGAGATGGTCGAACTTCTCGTGCCAGGCTCGCGCGACATCCCGGATAAGCGGGTCACGCCTGCGATCAAGGAACAATTCAGGGCCGAGTACGACGCGTGGAAGAAGGCAGGCGCCAACGCCGACATGGCCGGGATGGGCGTGCCGCTGACGCATTGGCCGCAGATCCCGGCTGGGCTCGCGGCAGGCTTGGCGCACGCGAACATCTTCACCGTCGAGCAGCTCGGCGGCCTCTCGGATACGCAATGCAACATCCGAGGCACCATCGGCCTGCGCAAGTACCGCGACATGGCCGCGACGTTCATCGACCAGTCGAAGGCGGCGGCGCCGATTGCGGTGTTGAGCGCGGAGAACGAGCTTCTGAAAAACCGCCTGGCGCTGCTTGAGAAGCAAGTGGAGCAGGTGAACGAGCGTGCGGCAAAGGCGGAAGCCAAGTCGGCCGGCGCGGACGATGCACTGGATTTGTCAACGCCGCGCGACGGCAAGAAAGGGAAGAACTGATATGCCACGTACTCGTACGCTGATGTCGATGGGGGTTCCTGCCGGTCAGGCGAAGGAAATCGTCGGGACGGTGCAGAACCTGACGCTGGCTGGCTCATCGGCGACCGACGCGACCAAGATCACGAGTTCAATCGTGCTCATCGGCACGTCGAGCGCCGGCGGTGCGATACTCCCGCCGTCCGACGCTGGCGATTCGTTTCTGATCAAGAACGAAGGCGGAAATACGTGCACATTGTATCCGCCCACCGGCGCCACGATCAACACGACAACGTCGCTCTCGGTGGCGACGGCGAAGTCGGTTGTGATCTTCTTCTCGTCGCCAACAAAATGCCACAGTATACCTACCGTGGCCAGCTAGGTTTATGAGTCTCCTCACCCTCGTAAACCGCGCACAGGCTGTCTTGAACCTGCCGGTCACGAGCACCGTTGTGAACAACAATGCAGAAGGCACGAAACAGCTTCTGCAGCTCGCCAACGTTGAAGGCATAGAACTTGCCGACGAATACGACTGGCAAGCGCTGATGGTCGAGACGAGCTTCACGACCACGGCGACGGAAGAGCAGACGGATTCGAGCGCCGACCTGCCAACCGACCTCGGGCATATCGTCGACGAGACGCTGTACAACCGCACGGCCACGCTCCGCATTTTCGGGCCGGTGCCTTCGCGTCAGTGGCAGGACCAGAAGGCATTCGGCAGCGCCGGTGCGGATTCGCAGTATCGTATTCGCGGCAACTCGTTTCTCATCATGCCTGTGCCGACGGCGGCGCAGTCGGTCTACTACGAGTACATCTCGAACAAGTGGTGCCAGTCGTCCGGGCTCGTTGCGCAAGCGGCATGGGCCGCCGACACCGACACTGGCCGCATATCCGAGCACGTCATGACGCTCGGGATCGTCTGGCGCTGGAAGCAGGCGAAGGGTCACGACTACGGCCAAGACTACGACACGTGGGAGACGGCAAAGGGCCGTGTGACCTCGCGCGACGGCACACGGCGCAAGCTGAGTGCGGCAGGGCCGTCGCAGCGTTCGATTGGGCGTGGACACATACCGGAAGGCTCATGGCCATGATGAACATCCGCGACAGCATCGCCGCCGCGCTCGAAGATCAGAAGCGAAAGACCGCCATCGAGTACGACATGCGCGGAAAGAGGCAGTCGAAGAACATCGAGGACCGGCGTTTTCCTCAGCAACAGAAGAAACCAGGCAAATGGAAACCTGGCGATGGTGGCTGGCCGACACCGACGCCGTTTCCGTCTGGTCCGTTCCAAGGCGGGCCGCCGAAGCAGAAAGCACCGCCGCCGTTTACGCCGAAGTCGCAGTTTCCAGAGGCTCAGGTGGACGTGCAGCAGAAGAATCCGTTCCCGCCCGGCGAAGGTCCGCCGCGCCGGCAGATCTGGCGCGATGAGAAGAGGGCGAGGCGTTGAGCAAAATCAGCGGCGTGCGCAAGGCGATCTATAAGGCGATTGGCACGGCTGAGCGTGGTTCGAAGAGCGCCAACGTTGTGCCATTTCCCAAGGCGGCCGTGAAGCGCAAGCGCCGCGTCGTAAAGCCGAAGACCTACAAGAGCATCAAGCCGACTGGGCAGAAGGAAGAACATCCGTTCTGGGGTGGCGACGACAGGTTCAAGAAAGTCACCATCAACGGAAAGACCTACATGCAGCGCGAGGATGGCGCGATGTTTACGCTGAAGAAGAATGGGTCGTGGGTGCTCACGAAGGTGCGCGGCGGTCGCGCTAAGTCATCATTCGGGCGCAAAGCGTTGCCCTACGCAGCCACGGCGGCGGCAGGCGGTGCCGCTGCCGGTTACATCGCGGGACGCAAGAAGTAAGTGGGCAAGCAATTCCAGACGCCGACCGCCGACGCGGAAGACCAACTCGCGGCGCGGAAGCGCGAGTGGTATCGCCAGCATCCCGAGCAAGCGAACCAATCGACAATCTCGAAGGTGCTGGAGTTCTTCGGTCAAGATAATCCGTACGCGAACGATTCAAGCAGCTACGATTATCGGCAGCAGGCGTGGGACGATAGCCAGGAAGCGGGCAATCCTGACGTTGGTTGGATGCTGCCCATACTCACCGACGAGCAGACGATTGCCGCCGACGATGCGTTGGGGGATTTGCCAGACGCGCTAAAGGGCACGAACGAGCGCGAAGGCGAACCGGTCGGCGGATTCCTCGCGCACAGCCTCGACCAAGTTAACTACACGCCGTGGGACACCGGCGATATTCTCAGTGTGTTCTCGAATTCATCGCCCGACAGCGTGCGCCGCGACATCGCCACGTACAAAGGCGGCCCATCATCGCTCGATGAAATCATTGGCGACAGCGTCGGCGCGCCGCGCGAGCAAGATTGGCAAGAAGGCTACCGCGACAGCGTGCGCGATCCTGCCGTCGAGGCGTCGGAGTGGGCCGGGATGCTCGTGCCGTTCGGCGTCGTCGGTAAGGCTGTACGCGGCGCAAAGGCGGCGCACAAAGGCGGCAAGGCGGTGGTTGCTGCCGTGCGCAAAGCCACGCGCGGAGCTCCATCATGGCGCGGTGCAGAGGCTGGCGTGACCGGCGAGATCGGCGGCGCGAAGGCGCGCTTCCGTCAAGCAGGACGCACGGCAGGCTTGCCGATACCTGAGCCGGCTGGTCCGCACGGCGTGCGCGGTCGCATGGCCGACAGCGACCCGGTGCGTTTCGCAGAGCCGAAACCAGGCGTCGTGACGCCGGACAGATTCCCCGACAAAGACATTCGCGAGACGCTCGTGAAGCTGATGAAACGAAAGGCGAGTTGAAATGGGCAAGGTTAGTGGCGTGCGCCGGGCAATCTATCGCTCGCTCGACAACACAAAGAATAAGCTTCGTGGATCGACCGGCGAGGTCACGCCGGGTCAACTCGCGGACGATTATGCCCGCATGCACGGGAAGCCGAAAAAGGCGCGTGCCGGTGGGTCGTTGACTGGTCCGGTAGCGATGACCGGTGCCGCGAGCACGGCGGCTGGCGTCGGCTATCTCGTCGCGCGGGAAGCCAGCAACCGCCGCAAGAAGTAATGCTCGTCAATCGCGGCAGGCGTCAGGTCAATCGCGGGCCGCAAGCCGTCTCGCGTCCGGTGCCGCCACCCGTCGGCGGCTGGAACGCAAAGGATTCGCTCGATGGTATGGAGCCGACCGACGCTGTCATTCTGACGAACTTCTTCCCGCGCGAGTCGGACGTCGTCTCGCGCAATGGGCACGTACTTCACTGCAACACCGGCGAGGGTGCGTTCAGCGTCGAGACGCTGGCGGAGTGGAAGGCCGGTGCAAGCCGAAAGTTCATCGCCGGGTGCAACGGCAAACTCATCAACGTAACGACCTCGACACCGTCGACACTCGGCAGCGGGTTCTCTCGCAACCGATGGCGCTCGGTGAATTTCGGCGAGCGAGTTTTTTTCTTCAACGGGACAGACGCGCCGCAGGACTTCGACGGTACTACGCTGGCTGCGACCTCATGGTCCGGTTCTGGACTTACAATCACGAACTTGAGCGACGTATGCGTGTTCAAAGAGCGCCTTTTCATGATCGAGAAGGACACGCTAAACGTTTGGTATGCGACGTTGCAGGCGATCACTGGAACGCTCGTCAAGTTTCCGCTCAAGTACAGCGGCTCGTTCGGCGGCGTGCTCAAAGGCATCGGCACGCTGACGACCGATGGCGGCGACGGGCAGGACGATTTGATCCTGTTCTTCCTCTCGTCGGGCGAGGTTATCGTCTACCAGGGCTCTGACCCATCCGTCGCGGCTGACTGGTCGCGCATTGGCACGTTCTTCATCGGCCCCGCCGTTGGCGATGCGCCGCTCGTGCAGTACGGCAGCGACTTGGTGGCGATCACGGAAAGCGCCTATACGCCGATCACGAAGGTGGCGGCGTCGCGGCGTATGAGCGGCGATAATTCAGGTGAGCAGTTGTCGGACAGGATCAGCGGCGCTGTGTCCGACGCCATCACGCGCTACAGGGAAAACGCCGGCTGGCAGGCGACGCTCTACCCGGCAGGTAGCAAACT